TTCATTCAGCTTGTGGCTCCCCATCGTGTATGGGGCCAGTGCCACAGAGAAGTAATGAAGTGGTGGACACGGCCCGAAGCAAAGCATCACCAGATGCTCCTGTTTCCCCGAGACCACCTCAAGTCAACCCTTGTAGCTTATAGGTGCGCGTGGGAGATAACACGCAACCCTAGCGTAACAATCCTCTACATCTCAGCCACATCGAATCTGGCTGAGAAGCAGCTCGGGTTCATCAAGGATATCCTCGATAGCCCGCGCTACCGCAGGTTCTGGCCAGAGATGGTTAACCCTGAGGAGGCCCGCCGTAAGCGATGGACGCAGTCCGAGATTATGGTGGACCATCCGAAGCGGGAAGAGGAGGGCGTCAGAGACCCCACGATTTTCACGGCGGGTCTGACGACCACGATCACAGGCTTGCACTGTGACATCGCGGTACTCGATGACATAGTTGTCAATGAGAACGCGTACACGGAAGAGGGGCGCAATAAGGTCGCCACCCAGTATTCACTGCTCTCTAGTATCGAAACATCAGAGTCTAGGGAGTGGATTGTAGGGACTCGGTACCATCCAAAAGATCTGTATGGTACACTCATTGAACTAACCCACGATGTCGTGGATGAAGAAGGTGAGGTTGTAGACTCTGCGCCGGTATACGAAGTATACCAACGAGAAGTCGAAGACATGGGAGATGGTTCAGGAACTTACCTGTGGCCTCGCCAGCAGCGCGGCGATGGCAGGTGGTTTGGGTTTAACCAGAAGATCCTTGCTGTTAAACGCGCAAAGTACCTTGACAGGACACAATTCTATGCGCAGTATTATAACAATCCAAATAGCACGGCAGAGCAAGCCATTGACTCGTCTCTCTTCCAGTACTACAATCGCCAATTCCTTGTACAGCATCAAGGACGATGGACATATAACGGGAATGTACTTAACGTCTTCGCCGCTATTGACTTCGCCTTCTCGCTACAAAAAAGAGCCGACTATACCGCTCTCGTCGTTATCGGGATGGATCATTCCGGAAATATCTACGTCCTTGATTGCAGACGCATCAAAACCAACAAAGTTGACGAGTTCTACGATCTGGTCCGTACAACCCACCTTAAGTGGGGTTATAAGAAGTTAAGGGCAGAAGTCACTGGTGGTCAGGTAATCGTCGCGGAACGTATCCGGGACGAGATACGCCGAGAAGGTTTGATCCTATCGGTAGATGACTTTAGACCCACACGCTATATGGGTACAAAGGAAGAACGGATTGATGCGGAACTCCGCCCCCGTTACGAAAACAGATCCATATGGCACTATCCGGGTGGATTGTGCGAGGACTTGGAACAAGAACTCATTATGCAGAAACCGCCTAATGATGACCTTAAAGACGCATTGGCGAACTGTGTAGCAATAGCTAAACCGCCGATCATGGCTAACAAATACAGAACACGTACTAACGTAGTAACACACTCTCGATTTGGTGGAGTATCAATGTAATGGCTAGAGTATCAAAAACAGTACAAGAGATTAATCTCATCATGTCGGAGGGTGACGCACTAGCCGCGTATGTTACTAACTTGTGGACCAAGTGGCACGGTAACAAACGCGAGTGGATCGAAGACATGAAAGAGCTTCGGAACTACATCTTCCAGACTGACACGACACAGACGACTAACAAGAAGCTGCCGTGGAAGAACAAGACGAGTATACCGAAGATCACCCAGATTCGGGACAACCTGCACGCTAACTATATGGCAGCTCTATTCCCCCACGATGACTGGTTCAAGTGGGAGGCTGAGTCCCAGAAGGATGCGGACAGGAAGAAGGCCCGTATGATCGAAGCGTACATGAAGCAGAAGATCCGAGAGTCGGGATTCAAGACGACTATCGGAGAGTTACTGTACGACTACATCGACTACGGCAATGCCTTTGGAGAAGTAGAGTATGAGTCAGAGACACACACAACCGCAGACGGAGTCACAGTTGTCGATTATAACGGACCTCGGGTATACCGCATTAGTCCGTACGATATTAACTTTGACATCACCGCGCCTTCCTTTAAGAAGGCAGCTAAGATATCTCGCAACCTCGTTAGCTTGGGAAGTCTTAAGCACGCCGCTGACAAGGGCAGCGAATGGGCTAAGGTTGCCCTAAACAAAGCTATCCAGCTTCGTAAAGGTCTCAGCTCATTCACAGATTCGGACATAGACAAGTCCAACGGAATAATGATCGACGGCTTCGGTAGTCTGTCAAACTACTATAGCTCCAATATGGTCGAGATACTCACCTACGAAGGTGACACCTTCGATATAGAAACAGGTGAGGTCAAGACGAACCGCCAGATCATAGTAGTAGATCGTAAGTATGTTTGCTCGGACCAGCCTATCAATAGCTGGCTGGGTGAGTCCAACAAGGAACACGCCGGGTGGCGGTTCCGTCCGGACAACCTCTGGGCCATGGGTCCCTTGGACAATCTAGTTGGTATGCAGTACCGACTGGACCACTTGGAGAACCTCAAGGCTGACGTATTCGACCAGATCGCGCACCCTGTCTTGGTGCTCTACGGCATGGTAGAAGACTTTGAGTGGGGTCCCGGTGAGCGTATCTTTGCAGACGTAGACTCTAAGGTAGATATCCTTAGGCCGGATGCTACGGCTTTGAATGCAGACTTCCAGATGGATCGTCTGATGCAGAATATGGAGGAACTAGTAGGGGCACCGCGTCAAGCCATGGGTATCCGTACCCCCGGTGAAAAGACCGCCTTTGAGGTGCAAGCTCTAGAAAACGCCGCAGGGCGTATCTTCCAACAGAAGATACAATACTTTGAAGAGCATATTGTAGAGCCTCTACTGAATCAAATGTTGGCGTCTGCAAGGCAGAACGTCAATGCTATCGAGGTCGTCAAAGTACTTGACGATGATTTTGGAGTATCCGAGTTCCTCAAGCTACAGCCCGAAGACCTCAAGGCTCGGGGTAAGCTGCGTCCTATCGGTGCTCGCCACTTTGCCCGACAGGCTCAGTTGATACAGAACCTGACATCGTTTGTTAACAGCGCGGCATACGCTGATCCGGCAGTATCGGCACACGTATCCGGGTTGCAGATAGCCAAGACATACGAAGAGATGCTTGGACTTGGTAAGACAGAAATGGTCATAGAGAATGTCCGCGTAGCGGAACAGATGAACACACAGAAGATGGCAGCTCGTGCCCAGAATGCGGTAGGCGAGGACCTCGCTAACTCCGCGATGCAAGCACAGGATCAAGCTATCGAAGCCCAAATATTAGCCGAAGAGCAAGGAGTATAAATGCAGATCACATTGAATTGGACACGCCCCACAGTACGAGTAAACGGTAACCCGCTTCCGTACGCAGAGATTTCTAACTACACTATTGAAGAGTCTAATGCTCCGGGTGGTACTGTTCAACTTAAGACGTTTGTACCGAAAGGTGCAGAGGCCGATCCGATTGAGGTTGCAGTTCTTGATCGGCCAGTAGGCACGTACTACTTCCGTGTAAAGACAAACACGCTTAATCCGGATGGGTCGCCGGGGAATCTTAGTTCGGTAGCCTCTAACGAAGTAGAGGTTGTACTGGCCCCTTGCACACCGTCAACGTGTGGTGCACAGGCCGTAGCGGATCTGGCTAAAGTCTAAATATGCTGCTAGAAAACCAGACTAGGTTCGATGTACCGAACGACATGGAGACAGCAATAGCCTTGGGATACGTCTCCGGGTGGTCTATCTTCTCTGTCTGGAACGAGAACGCCTCTGTTAGTACGACGCAAGAAGAAATGTCTAACGTGGGTGGTATCCGAACGTTACCGTCAGTGGCGGGGGCACTTAGCATAGTGTCCTCCGCTACGACGGACACGGCAGCAGGTACAGGTGCTCGCACCGTACTGATAACGTATCTTGATTCGGACTATCTGGTTCAACAGGTTCTCGTTACACTCAATGGAATCACTCCTGTTAATGCAAACGTAAACGCTATAAGGTTCCGTAACGCAATCGTAGTAACATCCGGGGCTAACAACGACCCGGACGGTAACCTGACAATCGCCATAGGCGGTGTCACCCAAGCGATCATCTTTGCTGGGCAGAACGAGTCCCGGGAAACAGGGTATACCGTTCCGGGTAATAAGAAGTTCCTTTCTACCCATGCTGTAATAGCCACGGGTAGGGGTGGTTCGGTTGACGTTGACGTAGCGTTTGAGTATAGACTATTTGGATCTAGTGTCTGGTATACCTTACGATCTTTGCAGCTCTACCAAGCATTTGCAGAACTGGCTGTAGTTGGTGTGGCTGCTTTGCCACCGAAGTCAGACTTCCGGGTACTAGCAACTGCCACAGGTGGCGCAGGCCCCGCCTGTTACGTACAGGCGCGTGGCTACGAGATAGAAACAAGGGTGCTTCCCGGTGGATAGCAGATGGTTTAAGGAAGACCGAGCCCTCCCCAAAGAGGATCAGGCTCAGGCTATTGAAGAAAGTAAGAAGGCAATCGCCGCCGCGACGATCATACGTCGCAGGCTGGCTAGGATCTTAGAAGAAGAGATTGAGAAGACCTATCTTACGGAAGAAGACATATACGGATTAGATTGGCAACAGAAAGTTCTGTTCCAAATAGCTCGGAGAAAGACCCTCCGGGAAGTTTATAATTTGATACACAACATAGGACATGACAAATGACCGACACAAACCACTCGGACAACGGTGGAACCAATCCCTTAACGGAATTGGTAGGCCCTGACAAGAAGTACAAGTCGATAGAAGAGCTGGCTAAGTCCAGGAAGGAAGCCGACGCTTTTATCGAACAACTTAAGGAAGAGAACCGGATTGCGCGGGAAGAGCTTGCAGCTCTGGCCAAGGACTCAACGTCTGAGGCCACTGTAAGTGAACTCATCAAGCTGGTTAAGAAGGGCCGCGACTCAGGCGAGACGAAGGATGACAAGCCTTCTGACGACGAGTTGACTCAGAAAGTTCTTGACATTATCAAAGGTGACGCTAAGGAGCGTCAGCGCGCACTCAATCGTGAAGAGGGTGAGTCGCTAGTGCTTGCGAAGTTCAATGGCGATGTAGAAGCCGCCAACGCTCACAAGACAATGAAGGCTAAGGAATACGGCATGTCTGTCGAACGCCTTACCGCATTGAGCGAAGAGAGCCCCGCGTTGTTTGCTAAGATAGTGGAAGTAGAACTGCGGAATGGAAACCAAAGCCCAACGACTTTGGGAAGTGCTCGCAACACACAGCAGCACGCCGGGCCTGTCGAGGAGATTGACGGGGCTAAGACAAAGGCGTACTACGACCGTGTCCGAAAGGAGATGGGACCCCGGAAGTATCTTTCGGACCTGTCTTTGCAGAAGCAGATTCTCAGGGATCGGACAAAGCTAGGTGACCGCTTCTATCAAAACTAAATCTAGCGAGGAATAACAAATGGCAATGACAAGTGCAAATAGTGCCGTTCTGACTCGCTCGGAGATTTGGAGTTCGCAGCTTAAGGACGTTCTTGAAGACGACCTGAATGCCCAAGGTTGGGTCAACTGGCTGAGCGAATTTCCGGATGGGGACCAGTTTACGGTACCCTCGGTAGGTGAAGCTACCGTACGTGACTACGTCGAAGATACAGAAGTTGTGTTCGACGCTCTCGATACGGGTGAGTTTACATTTACCATCACCGAGTATGTGTCTAGCGGCCATTACATCACCGAAAAGAATCGACAGGATGCGTTCTACGCGTCTCAGCTTGAAGCAATGTTCGTCCCGAAAGAGGCGCGCGCTATAGCTGAGAAGATCGAGACCGACATTCTGGCGCTCGCCGCTGGCGGCGCGTCGGGTGGCCAGACGGCCAACGACACGAACGCTATTAACGGCGCTTCGCATCGGTTCATCGGTACCGGTACAAACGAGACGATGGCGGTAGCTGACTTCGCCAAGGCGCTTTATGCGTTGAAGAAGGCAAACGTCCCCTCGTCCAATCTGATTGCGATTGTCGACCCGTCGGTCGAGTATGCAATGAACACGCTGACCAATCTGGTTAACGTCTCCAACAACCCCCGGTGGGAAGGTATCATCGGTGAGGGTATCGGTAACGGCATGGTCTTTACGAAGAACATCTTCGGCTTTGACGTGTACGTATCGAACTACCTGACTGACGCCAACGAAACTATCACGCTGACAACGTCGGCTGGTAAGGCGAACATCTTTTTCTCGGCTGCGTCTGCGGATCTGCTCCCGTTCATGGGTGCTATGCGCCAGATGCCGAAGGTTGACGGTGGCTATAACTACACCAAGCAGCGTGAAGAGTACGTAACTACGGCACGGTATGGCCTCAAAGTCTACCGTCCTGAGAACCTTGTTTGTGTCCTCACTGACACAGATCAGGTATAAGGGAGACCACCATGGCTAGAGATGCTACATGGACGAATAGTGACGGTCTCGTTGTGGGTTTCGGACCTCATACGGAAGATAACGATGTTGCTGCTGTTTACCAGAGCGCCGGTGGATTTGTCACAGCTCAGGTCGAGTACACGCTCGCTGACCT